ACAGTCAACGGTGCCATATTTGCTAAAGAAGTCACCATGGCTGATTTAGAAGGCCGTATATGTAATGTGCCATACGATGCAACCAAGGGTGTTCATGCCGTGTTCGACCTTGGGTGGGCAGATAGTACGGCCGTGTGGCTACTGCAATTTATTGGTCAGGAAACCAGGCTGATACGTTATTTTGAAGATAGCCAGCAAACCATAAGTTACTACATTGCCAAATTGCAATCGTTTGGTTATGTGTACGACACCATATGGCTACCGCACGATGCTAAAGCTAAATCATTGGGCACCGGCAAATCCATAGAAGAAATTGTCAGGGCTACTGGCATGAAGGTGCAAATCCTTGACCGTGTACCAGTTGCAGACAGTATTAACGCGGCTAGAACCATATTCAATAAATGCTATTTTGATAGGCAAAATACTGAAGAAGGCTTACAATGTTTAAGACATTACCGGTATGACGTTGACCCTGACACGAAAATGTTTAGTGCAAAGCCACTACACGATGAATATTCTCACGGGGCCGATGCGTTTCGGTACATAGGATTAATGATTAATGAGCCTAGAAAAGCCCAACCACAAAAGGCTAATCAACGGGCACCAATAGGCTGGATGGGATAAATATGGCTGACACGTACGATGAAAAGAAGTATTACGGTGACACAGACGGGGATTCCCGGATTACCGAAGCAATTGAATTCTTACGCCAAGCCGCCGAAGCTGATACTACTAACCGTCAAGAAGCTTTAGATGACGTAAAGTTTGCCGCTGGTGATCAATGGCCAGTAGAAATTCAAAATAGCCGCACCCTTGAAGCTAGGCCATGCTTAACTATCAACAAGGTTGATGCGTATGTAAGACAGATTTGTAACCAGCAACGTCAGCAACGCCCGCGTATCAAATGCCAGGGGATGAACAATGAAACTGATGCCAAGATGGCTGAAATCATTACGGGTATTTGCCGCCACGTGGAAGTCAATTCAAATGCTGATCATGCTTACGATACGGCATTTGACTTTGCCGTTCGTATGGGTTGGGGTTATTGGCGCATCACTACTGATTATGTACGCCCTGATTCTTTTGATCAGGAAATATACATTAAGCCAATTGACAATCCATTTACCGTTTACTTTGACCCTAATTCAGTAGCCCCTGATGGTTCTGATGCAGAGAAATGCCTCATTACAATCGTAATGGCTAAAGAAAACTTTAGAAAAATGTACCCTGGTGCTGATGACGGTGGAAGCTTTTCTGCCCGCGGTACAGGCGATAGCAATTCAGAATGGGTAACAAAGCACGATATTCGCATTGCTGAATACTTTTATACCCGCATTGAAAGCACCCATTTAATTTTGCTTTCAGATGGCACACACGCATATGAAAACGAATTGCCTTCCGCTTCAGCAATGGAATTGGCTGGCATATATGAAGTAAGCCGCCGCAAAACATTTAAGAAATCCATTAAATACTGCAAAGTAACGGCTATGGAAGTGTTAGAAGAAGGCGAATGGGCTGGTAAATACATCCCAATCGTGCCAACTTATGGCCAGCAATGCGTAGTAGATAACAAACGTAAGAAGTTTGGCTTAGTACGTATGGCTAAAGACCCACAACGTATGTATAACTTTTGGCAAACATCCATGACTGAATCGGTGGCACTCGCGCCCCGTGCCAAATGGATTATGGCTGAAGGTCAAGATGAAGGCCACGAAGCTGAATGGTCAAATGCTAACAACACGGCCTATTCTTATTTACGTTACAAGATGACCGATATTAATGGTGTACCGGCTGGCGCACCTATCCGTCAGATACCGGAGCAACCACCTACTGGCATCATGGCCGCGGCCCAATCTATTACCCAAGATTTGCAAGCCGTAGTAGGCATTTTCGACCCAAGCCAATTGCCACAAGGCATGATAAGTGGCAAAGCATTGCAAGGTCAGCAAATGCAAACGGATATGACCAACTTCCATTATTACGACAATTTGACACGTTCTATTGCCCATACTGGCCGAATCATCCTTGATTTGATTCCTAAAATTTACAGTTCTGAACGGGTAATGCGGATTATTGGCGATGATGGCAAACCTGAATTGACTACAATTAATCAAAAAACTGGCGAAACAGATGAAAACGGTATTGAAAAGATACTTAATGACGTAACAGTTGGTGAATATGACGTAGTAATGGAAACTGGCCCTGGTTACAACACCAAACGCCAAGAAGCCGTTGATTCCATGATGACCTTATTGGCCGCTGACCCAGGACTAATGCAACAAGCGGGTGACTTAATCTTTAGAAACATGGATTTCCCCGGTGCAGAAATCATTGCTGACCGCCTTGCCGCAAGCAATCCATTGGCACAAATTGATGAAAAATCAGAAGTTCCACCACAAGTTCAAATGCAATTGGCACAAAGCCAGCAACAAATGCAAGCAATGGCCCAGCAAATACAGGGCTTACAGATGATGATTAAGAACCGTCAAGACGTTGAACAAGTACGTCAAACTGGTGAAGATCGCCGTGCGGTATTGTCAGCGGAAGTTAAGATGCGTGACCAAAACACTCGATCAGTCACTAGCCAAAACAAGACTGAAATTGATGCCCTTATGAAATTGATCCTTGGCCATATGGATACTGCCAGGTTACAAGCTGAAATTGACACCCGTAATGAAGAACAATTTGGCATTATGAAAAAGGCTACTGACAGTATTGTTGACAATATGCAAGTAATGATGCCGCAACAACAAATGCCGCAAGAGCAACAAGGGCAAGCACCACAACAAATGATGTAGTTGCAAAACACTACATTTAGTATTAAGATGGCTTTACAACACTACCTATGGTGCTTTCATAGGGTTAATTCTTGGGATAAAAACCATGTCAGATGCACAAGTAATGGATCAGCCCAAACAGGCTGGTTCAATAGTAACAAGTGAAAATTTAGCTGAATACAATGCTGATAAATTAGGTTTAGCTTCCGAATCTAGCCCAACTGCGGCTGAAGTTGATGAAAATCCTTCAGAGCCAGCGGCAGATATAGGACAGAGTGAACCAAAATTGGCTGAAGATGAAGCGACCGGAACAGAAGAAAAGAAGCAAAACCCAAAGTTAGAAAAGCGATTTTCTGAACTGACCAAGCAACGCAAAGAAGCAGAAGCAAAAGTAAAAGAACTTGAGGATCGTTTAGCGGCACGTGAAAGCTTTAAGGAACCACAAAAGGAACCTGAAAGCAATCGTAAGCCATCACCGGACGATTTTAAAGATGCTTTTGAATATGCAGAATCACTAGCTGAATGGTCAGCGGAACAAGCATTAGCAAAGCGTGATCAGGAAGTAAAGCAAAAGGAAGTTGAAGCTAAACGTGCTACGGTCATAAAGACCTGGCAACAAAAGCTGGAAACGACAATTGCTGAATTGCCTGATTACGAAGAAATGGTGGCATCTAGTACCGTGATGGTAAACGACACAGTACGCGATGCGATCCTTGAAAGTGATGTAGGACCAAGAATCCTATATGAACTAGCAAGTGATGACGAAATGGCTGAAAAGCTTTCCACTATGACTACCGCAAGTGCTTTAAAACTTATTGGGCGGTTGGAAGGACAGTTTGAAAAGACTGAAACACCAGCTAAAGCGGAAAAGAAAACTGTTGCGGCGAAGTCTAAAGCACCTGAACCTATTCGTCCTTTAAGGTCCACGGGTGGCGTAGCCGAAGTTAGTTTGGATGGCAATGACATTCCTTACCAACAATGGAAAGCCGCACGGCAAGCCGGGAAGATTAGATAAAGGTTAAACCTAATTTAATTTTTAAGGAAATATCATGTCAAATAATTTATTGACTATTAGCAAGATCACCAATGAGGCCCTAATGGTCCTCGAAAACGAACTGACATTTACTGGTCAAGTTGACCGTAACTATGATGACCAGTTCGCAGTAGTTGGCGCAAAGATTGGTCAAACTGTTAACGTTCGCCGTCCTGGCCGTTTCATCGGTGCAGTAGGTCCACAGTTAGTAGTAGAAGATTTCAACGAAACTTCAGTACCAGTTACATTGTCAACACAGTTCCAAGTTTCCACCCAGTTCACAACACAAGATTTAGCATTGTCTTTAGATATGTTCTCAGATCGTATCCTGAAGCCAGCTATTGCTACTGTTGCAAACAAAATGGACCGTGATGGTTTGCTAGTTGCTAAAAACAACACCGCAAACATTGTTGGTACTGCTGGTACTGCACCAACTGGTTTAATTACTTACCTGACTGCCGCGGCTTACCTTGATTCTGAAGGCGCACCACGTGATGGCCGCCGTTCATGCACAATTGAGCCATTTACATCTTCAACAATCGTTGATAGCTTAAAAGGTTTGTTTGTACCAACCGCAGAAATTTCAAGCCAATACACCAAGGGTCTAATGGGCCGCGATTCCGGTGGTATGAACTGGTATATGGATCAGAACGTTTATTCACAAACATTCGGTTCTTATGCTTCTGCAACATTGTCATGCAACGTAACAACTGCAACTGGCTTCCTTACAAGTGGTTGGGCTTATTCAAGCAACATCACTATTGGTGCTACTTCTGCGGCCGCTACATTGAACCAAGGTGATACATTTACTATTGCTGGCGTATTTGCGGTTAACCCACAAAACCGTCAGTCTTATGGCAAATTGCGTAACTTTGTAGTTCAATCTACAACTGCAATTGGTTCCGGTGGTACTGCTACTGTTACCGTTGTTCCAGCCGTTATTACTGCTGGTCAGTTCCAAAACGTTAGCGTTACAACAACTGGTTCACAGACAGTTACACCATTTAACAATACTGGCGTAACTTCACCACAGAACATTTTGATGCACCGCAATGCGTTTACATTGGCTTGTGCTGACTTGGAATTGCCTGAAGGCGTTCATTTCGCTGGACGTGCAAGCGACAAAGAACTAGGTCTATCAATTCGTGTCGTACGTCAATACACCATCAACAACGATAGTATTCCTACTCGTTTAGATGTTCTGTATGGCTGGGCACCTTTGTACCCTGAACTTGCTTGCCGTATCGCATCGTAAAAACTAATTGTAGGGGGAAACCCCTACTTTTCAACTTCATTTAAGGAAATAAATCATGGCAAATCCAGGACCAGCAACCACAGTTGCTAATCACCCTTCACAACTAGGAACTAACCAAGCTATTCGTTTGTTGGCTTCTTTCCAAGGTGTAAACGTTAACGCAACCGGCGATACAGTATTACCAATTCAGAACACAAGTAACTATTCTGTATCAAACGTTATTTTCACAAACGCATCGGTAAGCCTATCTAGTGCCGCCGCTGGCTTGTTTACTGCACCATCTGCTGGTGGTACAGGAATCGTAGCTAACGCCGCATTGTCAGCTTTAAGTGCATCAACTGTTGTTAGCCAACGTACTGTTGCTTCAACTGCTACACAGACCGGTCAAAACTTATATGTCAACGTTGGTACTGCACAAGGTGCAACCGCCACTATGGACGTTTATGTTTACGGTTACGACTTATCATTCCTACCTTAATAGGGACTAGGAAATAATGGAGAAAGCCACCCCCATAAAGGGTGGTTTTTTTCGCTTTTACGCTTATAATTAATCATCCTAAATAAAAGGAAAATATCATGCCATCAACAACTATTGCCCGTGGAAATTCACTTTCTACTTTTTACATTGCACCTACATTAACCCCGGCCGCAGTTACTACTTTATCTAGTGCCGCACAAACTTTTAATATTGCTGGTCTATTAACTACTGACATCATTACTGTTATTGGTTTAAATGGTTCACAAATTACTGGTATTGTGATTGCTGAAGCCGATTGTTTAACTGCTGGTGTATTGTCAATTCAATTTGCTAACATTACTGCTGGTACTGTTACACCAACTGCTGGCATTTATACAATTCAAATTGTTCGTGCTGAAGGTCCATTGCCAGTAACGGCGGTGTAATCATGTCAAATACTAACGTTTTACGTTATGTTGGACCTACAACTGTTATTGCAATTTCGGGTACTGCATCAACTGCTACTACTATTAGTGCTTCAGGAAACAATCAAATGGACTATTGTGCATTTTTGAATCCAACGGCTAATATTGTGACAATCAATATTTTTCCAGTAGTAGGTGGAGTAGGTACGGCTGGTGCGGCAACCGCCGCTTCAGGCACAACTAACCAAATAGTTTTAGGGGTTTCTATGCAAACTCCAATGGTTATTGCCGTTCCACCAGTATTTTCAATTAGCGCTATTGGAACATCCGGAAGTTTATATGTAACGCCAGTAGGCGATCAGTCTTAAAGGAAAAGTATGGCAAGCCCATCTAATACTGCGGTACAGAATTTATTACCAGTTCAAGCCTACTTCAATTTAGATGGGTCTTTTGATACTTTTATAGGTCAAGGCGTTCCGTTTTATGCAACTTCTAACCCTATTCAATCAGGGTTAACTATTACAAGTAGTACGATTAATAGTTCTGTAATTGGCGGTTCTGTTCCGGCCGCTGGAACTTTTACTAATATTGCAACAACAACCGGCACTATCACTACTGCCGCAACTGGTCCAACTGACATTGTTAATAAACAATACGTTGATTACTTTGCCGCTGGATTAAGTTGGAAACCCCCAGCACTAACTGCAACTTCTGCCAATATTACATTGTCAGGATTGCAAACCATCAATGGTGTAACCGTTGTTGCTGGCGATACTGTATTAGTTAAAAATCAAACAAATGCCGCAGAAAATGGCATATATCTTGCTTCTGCTACTGCTTGGACCTATTCACCAGGTGGTGATATTTGGGCTGAATACGTTGGCGCAATTATCTTTATTGCATCCGGATCATTGGCTGGATCAGCTTGGTATTGCACCGCACAACCAGGCGGTACATTAGGCGTAACTGCTATGAACTGGTCAAATTTTAGCGTAGCTTCAAGCTATACCGCTGGAACTGGGCTTCAATTAATTGGTACGCAATTTAGTATTGCCAATACTGCCGTTACACCAGCGGCTTATGGTTCTGCTACACAAGTAGGAACATTTACAGTAAACCAACAAGGTCAATTGACTTTAGCTGGCAATACAACAATTACCCCAGCCATAGGATCAATTACTGGCCTTGGAACTGGAGTAGCTACATTCTTGGCAACGCCAACTTCTGCCAATTTAGCGGCCGCCGTTACTGATGAAACTGGTTCCGGTGCGTTGGTATTTGCAACTAGCCCAACGTTAACAAGCCCAACTTTAATTACCCCAGTTTTGGGAACCCCAGCAAGTGGCGTAGTAACCAATTTAACTGGTACTGCTAGTATTAACATTAATGGATCAGTAGGGGCAACAACACCAACAACTGGTGCGTTTACTGTTTTATCTACCAGTTCTACTACTAATACAACTTCTGTATTAGGATTTAATGCTTCTAATTGCAACATAGCTTCAGGTGCCACTATTTCCGGGTCTTATTTGCAAGCAGTAATGCAAAACAAATCAGGAACGGCCGGCGCATCTACAAATTGGGCAGTAAGCAATGATTTAGGTACAGATTCAGCTTATTACGGTGAATTTGGTATGAATTCATCCGTGTTTAGCGCATCTACACCGGTTGATTTCTTTAGTATTAACAATGGAATTTATTATTCAGGCCATGATGGCGATGTAAGTTTAGGTTCAGGCAATGGATTTAAAACCTATTTTGCTTTTGGAACTACTGGCCAATCTGCCCACGTTATCAATGCCGCTGGTGCAATTGGTTTATCTACCAACCTTGGAACAACACCAGCCACTAGCGGTACAAGTGGATTTGGTACTTCAGGACAAGTATTAACAAGTGCCGGTAGTGCCGCCGCACCTACATGGACAACCCCAGCCGGAATGGTTTATCCAGGTGCTGGTATTCCTAATTCAACTGGAACGGCTTGGACTACAAGCTATTCCACAACTGGATCAGGAACCGTAGTAGCTTTAGCAACAAGCCCAGTATTTACAACGCCTAACCTTGGTACACCTTCAGCGGCTACCTTAACTAACGCTACTGGATTGCCGGTAAGTACCGGAATTAGCGGATTAGGAACTGGTGTAGCTACTGCTTTAGCCGTAGCAGTAGGTTCTGCTGGTGCGTTTGTAACATTTAACGGCGCATTAGGAACACCATCTAGCGGTGTAGCTACAAACTTAACTGGTACGGCTTCAGGTCTTTCTATTGGTGGTAATGCGGCAACTGCGACAAGTGCAACAACGGCTACAACTGCAACTAATACCACCAATATTGCTATTACTGACGATACAACAACGGCAGTTTCTGTTTATCCAACATGGGTTACAACAACTACTGGTAATTTGCCAGCTAAAACGGCATCTACTAAATTAAGTTTTGTTCCATCTACTGGAACTTTAACTGCCACAAAATACGTTGGCGATGGATCAGGATTAACCAATTTAAGTGTTAGCGTACCACCGGCACTTAATATAGTATTACTACAAAACTACGGCGGTTATATTTAAAAAGGATTTAACATGGCATCAAATACATCACCCATTTTTCCCTTAACACCTATTGTTGGTCTTGGCAGTTTAAATGCGGCAACTGCTTTAACTGCTAGAACACCAATTACAGGAACTACAGGATTAACTCAACTTACTGCAACATCTACAAATGGCACTAAAATTGATGCTATTACAGTAAAGGGACAAGGTACAACTGTTGCGGCTGTTGTAGGTATTTGGATATATAACGGCACAACATCTTATTTGTTTGATGAAATTCTTGTAACTGCTATAACTGCAAGCACAACTGTTGCTTCTTTTGTTTCCACTACATCATATACAAATTTAGTTTTGCCACCAACATATCAACTATATATTTCTGAAACTGTGCAAACAAATTTAACAGTTGAAGCATTTGGTGGGCAATACTAATGTTTCCAAGTCAATCTTTTCAGCCGAATAATCCAGATATTTCAGGTGGTAATGGTAAAGCCTTTACTTCTAGCGGAACATTTACTATTCCAACTGGTGTAACAAGAATTAAAGTTACAGTAGTAGGCGGGGGTGGTAATGGTGGGAATAGTGATTCTAATGGAAATGGCGGTGGTGGTGGCGGTGCTGGTGGATCAGCCATTTCTTTTTTAACAGGTCTAACTCCCGGAAATACTCTTGCCGTAACCGTTGGGGGTGCTACTGGCAGTTCACAAGTTGCTTCAGGAACACAAACAATTACTACTGTTTCAGCAACAGGGGGAACTAGCGGTACTGTTGGTGGTGCTGACGTAGGACCACCTGGTGCTGGTGGTGTTGGTAGTAATGGCACTTTAAATATTGGCGGTCAAGCTGGTGCTGGACCTAGTTTGGCTGGTGGAAGTTCAATTTTAGGTGGGGGTGGTAAACCAGGCGTTAGTGGAGTTAGCACCGGTGATGGCAGTCCTGGTAGAGCATATGGTGGCGGCGGTGGCGGTTCTGTGGGTTATGGTGGCGTCACATTTAGTGGCGGTGCTGGTGCGGCTGGCGTAGTTCTTTTTGAATGGTAATCTAATATGACAACTCAAAATTATTTAATGGTTAATCAATCTACTAATGTAGTAGATAATATTTGTGTTTGGGATGGCGATATAAATACATGGCAACCCCCAACAGATACTTTAATGCTTATACAAGCAGATACAGAGGCTTTGGTTTGGCAAGCAGTTCATGTTGATGAAAAAATTACAGACTATGTATTAGTTGAAATATTGGGTGCTGGTGCCATTGGTTTTACTTGGAACACAACAACTCAAGTATTAACTACTAATCAACTTAAACCTTCTGTTTAAAATATGTTTAAATGGAAATTCTTGGAACTATTTGGTTATGACAATACATTAGTTGCCGTTCATTATTTGCTTGTTGGAACCGATAAAACAAATACCGTTGAATCTGAAGGTCAACATACCTTTACTAATGGAATAGTAAACAAACCATTAAGTGAAATTGTTGAATCTGATTTAGTGCAATGGATTGAAAAAGACACTACCCAGGATGGCGTAAACCCTATAAAATTAGCGGTAGAAAATCAATTAAATGCTTTAAATAACGTTCAAAAAGTAGATTTTCCTTGGCTTGCTGGCACTTTTACTATCAATTAGGTAAATCATGGTTATAACTACTTGGACTATTACAAAGCTAGATGTTTACGAACAAGCCCAAGGGGAAACCAACGTTGTTTGTGTAGCCTATTGGGATGTAACTGCAACTGATGGCACTTATTCATCTAGCATTGTTGGTACACAAAGTTTGGTTTACGTGCCAGGTAGCCCATTTACCCCATATGATGATCTAAAAGAACCCCAAATTGTTGAATGGGTTAAAAATGCTATGGGTATCACTTTGGTTAGTAGCCTAGAAAATCAAGTCACTAACTTGGTTTATGACCAAGAAAGACCAGTTATTGTAAGCCCCCCATTACCTTGGAGTAATTAAAATGGCAAAGCCAATCGACATTATTACTGGCGCATTAAAAGACATAGGCGCACTAGCGGCCGGAGAAGCACCTACAAATGATGCGGCGCAAGATGCTTTAGAAATGTTAAATCTGATTGTTGACCAATGGTCTAACGAAAACATGATGGTGTTTAACATTCAAGAAATCATTTTTGACGTTATTCCTGGTCAAGTGCAATACACTATTGGCCCTAATCACACAACTGCCAATTTTATTGGTGCCCAATACACGGGTTCTATTACTGGGAATGTTTTGACTGTAACGGCTATCAGTAGCGGTGCAGTAGTGGTAAACCAGTATTTAGGTGGAACTGGCATTACTGATGGAACCAAAATTATTGCTACTTTAACCGGTGCTGGGGGTAATGTTAACGAAGTTGGTACTTACTTACTTAATGTAACTTATGCAAGCCCAGTAGCTTCCCAGCTAATCCAGGCTTATTACGCAAAACCATTGAATATTAATTCTGCTTATGTTCGTATTAATACTAGCCAAAGTAGCGGAAGCCCAATATTAACTGGTGGTATTGACTATCCAGTAGCTTGTATTGCATTAGAAAACTACAACTCTATTGGTCTTAAAACGTTAAGTGGACCATGGCCTAAAGCCCTTTATTTCAATGCAAATGAAGATTCAGGAAACGTTTTTTTATGGCCAAGCCCATCCCAAGGTGAAGTTCATATGTTTGCTGAAACCCTTTTCAGAAATTATGATTCGCTTTATGACGATGCAACATTGCCACAAGGTTACACGGCGGCTTTGCGTTGGTGTCTTCGTGAACGTTTAATGCCGATGTATGGCAAAACAAACCCAGTATTACTAGCCCAAATTGGGGCTTTTGCCGCACAAGCCAAAGCTACTTTGAAATCAACAAACATGGCCCCAATGCGTGTTTCGCGGTATTCAGATGCTTTATTAATGAGCAGAGCCAAAGATGCTGGTTGGATTCTTACTGGCGGTTTTAATAATTAAGGTTAGATATGCCTGATTTTGGATTTGTTGGCCCATCATATGAAGCCCCGTCCATCTACCAAGATGCCCAGGAGTGTATTAACTTTCGCCCTGAAATTGACCCATTAAAACAACCAGGTCAAAACGGGGTGGTGGCTTTATACCCAACTCCAGGTCTAACTAATAAAGTAACGTTATTTAATACCGCAGAAATTCGCGGTATGCGCCAAGTTTCAGGCGGGCAATACATGGTAGTTGTGTGCGGTCAATACGTTTATGTTATTAATTCCACGTTCAACCCAACAATTATTGGAAATTTAAATAGTTCTACTGGAATAGTAGGCATTACCGATAACGGCTTAAACGTTTACATTGTGGACGGTTCTTATCGGTATTCATGGCGTATTTCTAACCCATTAGCGGCGCAATTTATTGGTTATACAACTGCTAATACGTTAACTGTCACCACAATGAAATCGGGAACATTAGCCGTTGGCCAACAATTGTTTGGTATTGGCGTAACCCCTGAAACTGTTATTACCGCCCTTGGAAGCGGAACTGGTGGCGTAGGAACATATACTATCAATATATCCCAAACGGTAGCTTCTCAAACATTAAATACTGTGGCCGTAGCGGCCAGGGTTACAGGATCAATTTCCGGTACTGTTTTAACAGTTACTGCGGTTACTAGCGGAACTTTATACCCAGGACAAACTATTCAAGGTACTGGCGTTTCTGCCGGTACTATTATTACGGCCCTAGGCGGTTCTGCGGCATTATCTTTTGCCATTACTACTGGTGGTACTGGTTATGCCGTAGGTGACACTATAACGGTTACTGGTGGTATTTATAGCCAACAAGCTACGTACACAGTAGCAACTGTTGCGGCTGGCGTAGTAACTGGTTTAACAACCGTAAGCAATGGTGTTTATACAGTAGTGCCAGGAACGCCATCCCAAACAACTACTAGCGGTAATGGTACAGGGTTAACCCTTACACTTACGTTTGGTACAGGTACGGGCGGTACTGGAAGTTATGTAGTCAGCACTTCACAAACTGTTGCATCGACAACGCTTTATGCGCTTAACTTTAGCGTAATGCCATCTAATGATGGCCCGTTTACTGGGGCTGATGTTGTTGATGTGGTGGATAACTATTTTGTTTATAACCGCCCAAATACACAACAATTTGGTTCTTCATCCCCTTTATCGCCTATTTCCCCATCATTAAGCTTTAGTAGTAAGGATGGATCACCGGATAATTTGGTTTCCATTATTGTTGATCATCGGGAAGTTTTTTTGCTTGGTGAAGTTTCTAGCGAAGTTTGGGTAGATAGTGGATTGTTCCCTTTTGCCTTCCAACGTATTCCTGGAACATCAACCCAGCACGGTATTGCCGCTAAATTTAGCGTGTCTAGGATAGGAAATTCGTTTGCCTATGTAAGCCGCAATATTCGTGGTCAAGCCCAAATTATGATGATGAATGGCTATATGCCAACCCGCATTAGTACCCATGCCGTAGAAAATACATTAGTTGACCAAGTTATTACTGATGCTAGGGCTTGGACCTATCAACTAGAAGGTCATGAAGTATATGTTGTAAGCTTTCCAACCCTTGATTTAACTTGGGCTTACGATATAACCACAGGTATGTGGCATAAATGGCTATGGGTTGATAGCCAAAACGTTTTTCACCGGCACCGTGGCAATTGCCATGCAAGCTTTCAAGGTTTAAACCTAGTTGGCGATTATGAAAATGGCCAAATTTATCAATTAGACCCAAACAATTACACCGATAATGGTAATGAAATCCGCAGAGTTCGCCGTGCACCCCATCTAATTAGTGATTATCAACGTCAATATTTTTCTGAATTACAAATTCATTTCCAACCTGGCGTTGGTTTGCCTGATGGTTCTGCCCCCCAAGCTATGTGCCGCTGGTCAGATGATGGCGGTTCTACCTATTCCAATGAACATTGGACCACTATCGGCGTACAAGGTGCATATAAGAACCGTGCTATTTGGCGCAGATTAGGCCAATCACGGGATAGAATTTTTGAAGTAGTAGTGACTGATCCAATCAATGCCGTGATTACTGCGGCCAACCTTAAAGCAGAAGCTGGGGATAACTAATGGCAACTTCATCGGGAAATCAAGGTGGAATTTGGACTAATACCCAAAATAACCCTTATCCACAATCCCCATTATTAGATGAACAAACCAAACGTCCAACCAGGGCGTGGCAACAATTTTTTCTTGGAATACTAAACTTTACTTCAGCTACAACCGCTACTAAAGGTGCGGCAGTATTACCAGCTAATCCAGTAGG